TTAGTCAATATGAATGAAATTCTCCTGGCGGCGGGACTTCTTATCCTGGTACATCGCCTCATCGGCAGCGCGTAAGGCCGCTTCAACATCGATACTCTGCGGATCGCAGGTGACCACCCCGAAGCTAGCGCCCTCATAGTCGATACGCTGTTCGCCGAGGAAGTAGACGCCGCACAGAGCCTGACGCAGAGACGTGACATACGCCTGCTGTGCGGCAGGCTGCTGGGCGCTACCGACGATCAAAAACTCATCGCCGCCAAGGCGGCCAACGATATCTTCCCGGCGCGCGACAGCGGTGAGTCGTTTGCCGACCTGCACCAGAAAGCTGTCGCCGCACGGATGGCCGAACCGATCGTTAATGGCTTTGAAACCATCGAGATCGATAAAAATCAGCGAGACCTGCTGCTGCTGGGCGCGGGCGGAGGCAAAGCGTAGCGCCAGCTGCTTAAACAGCGCACGGCGATTAGGAAGCTGGGTGAGCTCATCGGTAGACGAGTGCAGCTCCAGCGCGACGTTTGCCGCCTGCAGCTGTTGCACCAGGGTGTCTTTTTCCACGTAGTGGGAAATGAGCTTCGCAAACAGGCCCATGACCTGTTCGCCTTCGAGGTTATAAGGCTGTTGTTGCCGGCTGGTGGCGCAGAGGGTGCCGAACAGAGAGCCGTCGGCCAGGCGGACGGGAATGCTTAAAAAAGTAGCGATTCCCAGCTCCTGGGCGGCGATGCAGGAGTGCCAGCGGTTGGCAACGTCATTGCTAAACGTACACTGATCCTCAAGGGCGCGTTTGCACAGGGATTCATCCCAGGGGACGGAAAATCCTTCCGGGATCTGCATTTCGCTGCTGTTGTGGGCGAACATGATCTGCTGCCGCTGGGCGTTGGTATCAATGCGGGTGAGGTAGGTGGACTCCATTCGCGTTACCGCCTCCAGCATCTCCAGCAGCTGGCGCACCAGGGTTTCCAGGGACTGTTCCGCAGCGAGGGTTTGCGACACCCGGGCAAGAATAAAATCTGACATGAATAATACAGCTCCAGCACGCCAAACGTCACCCCAGCATATTGGGCTGCAAACGGACATCAGCGTCAAATAAACAGTGATATTTTTAAATTTATCACATCTGTCTGGGGAATACTTGTCCACGCGGTGGGAAAAAAAGCCCCGTCGGGGGCGTTAGCCACCCCAGACACTACGGCTTTCAACGGTGCAATGCGGGGGTGCGCGGCACGCAAGACCGTTGAAAGCCATATTTACCTACCTAAGTGTGGACATAATGTGGACATTTTACGCATCAGCACCACCTCTCAGCGGGTTAAGAGAGATTGCATCCTGGAGGTATTCGGGCGCAAAGTGAGCGTAGGCCATAGTTTGCTCAATTCGCGCATGTCCTAGGATCCTCTGTAATGTAATGATGCTTCCCCCATTAATCATAAAGTGCGTCGCGAAACTGTGGCGTAGTGCATGCGTCGCCTGGCCGGTCGGAAGATCAGGTTTTACTTCCCTGAGTATCTGCCTGAAGTCAGAATAAGACGCCTTACCAAATAACAACCCTCGTTTACCATCCGCTATGAGTTTTGCCACTTCCGCTGAAACTGGAACAGTCCGCTGCTTGTTACTCTTGGTTTTAACGAACGTCACACGGTTCTGTATGATGTGTTCCGCCTTGAGTCGAGCCGCTTCGCCCCAGCGAGCACCAGTACTTAAACACAGAACAGCTATCTTCTTGTTGTCGCCATCCAGTTTAAAGAGCAAGTGCTTGATTTCGTCCTCTGTCAGATAGCCAGTTTCTGGGACATCTTCTTTCAACTTCTTCCGCCCTCTGATCGGATGTTCACCCGAAAACAACTCGGCCTCGATAAGCGCTGTGAACATGCCACTGATGCTGTTGAGATCACGGTTAATGGTGGAAGCTTTAATGCCCTGGCTTCTTCTTGCCGCGTAATACTGACTAATCAGCGCTTTTGTAATCTGAAAAGCACAAGGATCGTCGGTAATCCTGCAAAAAATATCTAACTTGTTGCGGTTTATCCGACCGTGCTCCTCATGCTTGCCTTTCAAATTCCACCAAAGCTGTATCAGTTCAGACAGATGCCGCTTATCCGTCGGTTTTGATAACCATTCTTTGGTGTGGTGGTTGAACTGGGTATGCTTCTCGAAAGCTACCGCTTCACTTTTCTTATCAAACTTCCTGCGGATACGCTTTCCATTGCGACCAGCAGGCCTGATGTCCACTTCATATCGACCATCATCGAGTTTCTTAATAGTCATAAGAAAACCCTCCGATGGGTGCGTTTGCCTTTCGGCCTCAACGCGTTGCAATTATGTGATGAATACTTTTCGACCAATAATAGACATTTGAAATGTATGTAGGACTGGTTAATTGTTAACCAGTCTTTTGGTCTGAGTGCTGCGAGGTTGTTAAGTCTTGCCCAAAGTGTGCGAGGGCCGGTGCGATTTGACCGGCTTCAGGCGAAACCTGATCGGTCATAAACCACAGTGTGTATTTCACGAATCTAGGGTGTTGGAAGATTTTCATGATTGGTTCAAGGCTCGCACTTTTTGTACCAGCCTCATAGCCAGAAAGTGTGCTGTAAATTACTCCTGTTAACTCGCTGAATTGCCTACGATTAAGCCGTTCTGACTCCCTGATAAGCTTCAACTTCTCTGAAATAGGGATTGACATAAAAACCTCTTTGGGAAAATATTACGCGTATGGATAATAAATTTTCATTTGAGTAAGTCTCTTAACGGGCAATTAAAACCCATTAAGAGCAATTAATTACCCTAAAGGAGAATGTAACAGATGAGCAAACAGCTTGTAAGTAGCACGGATGCTGTGCCTTATCAGGAGTTCGCCAGACTCATCGGGAAAACCCCTGCAGCGGTGAAGGGCATGATCGAAAAAGGGAAGCTTCCTGTAATCGAGATGACCGATCCCCAGTCAACTTCTGGCCGTGCGGGCGAGTACTGGGTTTACCTTCCAGCCTGGAACAACGGCATGAAGCTGGCCTACGAAAGTCGTCCGAAGGAGATCAGGGAAGGGTGGTTGATGTGGCTTGGTCTCGGTGAGCCAGGTCGATAGCCGGTTTCAGGAGAGGAAACATGAAGAACGGTAACCGCGGATCAGTATCACAGCTCAATAGCAAAACCAGCCTCTACTGTGGCTTTACTATTCTGAAACTCCCACGCAAAAAACCGTACAACCGCCAGCGCTATCAAATTACGCACACAGGCCATTATTACGGCATCGACTTTGCTTTATCAGAAGCATGCCGAACGATTGACAGAATCATGAGTAAAAAGCGGTTTATTGCTTTTTAATCTCTGGGAGCGAAAATGAAACTCGAATATGCAGACAAAATTAACTCGCTTTTACAATGCTTCCATTTCAATAAAGAGTTTCTGGAATGGAATCATGATTACTCTCTCCAGCTTTTACGCCATGGCGTATCCCACCTTTATCATTTCGCAATGCTTCAAGGCGAGAATGATGAATGCACTCTTAAAGAACTCCGCAACATCATTATTTCCGTCACCGATGGGGATATCCCTAAACCATACGACCTGCTATCTCTGGACGCTGAGCAACTGAAGAAGGCTATGAAGTTTGTTCAGCCGCAGGAGGTAACCGTAGAGGTTACACCGGAGATCCTGGAACACCTGAAACTGGGAGCTAGAGCCTCCTGGCGGCTGGAGCCCCCTCGCTTTAACTGATCATCGGAGTACGCCATGTTCACCGAAGAAAAAACATCCTGGGAACAGGAAATGCTGATCCGAGAGGCAATGGAAAGTGCAGAGCATGGGTTCACTGTACATCTAAAAAATGGTGCTCGTATCACCATTAGCTCAAAAAGCCCGTCTAAAGATTTAATAATTTACGGGCTCGAAAAAGCAATTCGCGGTAATCACGATCGCGCGCGAATGACCTTTATTGATTTCATGTATTACTGGCATGAAAGGATATTCAAGCAGATTAAAAGAAAATCGCGCTAAAACAATTGATTAACCCGCTTCAAAAATAACGGCATTAACTTTGCCGGGGATACGTTTTGCCTTTTTCAGGAGGTTGCATGTCGGTTACGTCAATAAAGCCGGAAGGCGGAATAAGTGATCCAGAGTTTATGGGAATCAGCACCAATGCGCGCAAAGGCGAGCGCGCCCACTTACTCGGATTGCTGCGCATCCGTATGGACCTGCTGAAAGAGCAAGGCCTTACCCCCGAAGAGATTTATTCAGCACTTGAGCAGTGGATAGCCAACCACGAAACAATCACCAGCGAGGGCAGTAGACCATGAATCACGTAATGATCGATTTGATTAACGTTAGTAAGAAACCGTCATCACCTCTGTGTGCCATTGAAGCTGTGTTTTTTGAACCCTCAACAGGGCAGATCGGAAAGGTTTTTTATTCTTCGATAGACATTCGTAAATCTGAAAGCTTGAAGGGCCGTATCAGCATTAGTACGGCATTCGATTGGATGAAAAAAGACTCTCACTGGCGCGCCGAATTAATGAGCGCAACCGAAGCTGAAGAAGATGCACTTTGCAGCCTTGCTGCTTTCATCGCCGACAATACCTGTCCCCGGAACGCGGCGTTATTCGTATGGTTCAAAGATGCCCCGGAAAAACTGGTTTCACTTCGTTATGCCGTGGATCGCTTAGAGGTGTCAGGCATTTTCCCTGAAGGCACAAAATACCGCTGCATTCGTTCACTTCTCGACCTTGCTGCTGCCACAGACTATGCGCCTCATGCGAGAAGCGCCCTGGCTCGTTACACGCTCACTGACGCGCGATATCAAGCGGAGCAAGTCTGCGAAATCTGGCAGCGCTTGACCTCTCCACACATTGGATCGCTATGAGGGCTGCCATGCATTCGCATCTGTCTGTTGTTTGTAACGCGCCGTTGCCGGTTTGTAAGAGGGCGCTTGCCGCCCTGAATTGCTTTGCTCGTGGACAGCGTAATTACACCCGCGTCAAGCCACACGCCTATCTCGTGATCCGCATTGGCCTCCGTTGGCGTTTGCTCAGCAAAAACGGTGGTAAGCAGTGGCGACTGATGACCCATGAAACCTATAACCAGGAATGCCGCAAATGATTAAGTCACCTCTTAAGTGGGCTGGCGGTAAAACCCGCGTGTTGCCGGAGCTGCTGAAGCACTTACCTAAAGCCGATTGCTTGATTGAGCCCTTTGTAGGCAGTGGCACAGTCTTTATGAATACGGAATACCGCCGCTATGTGCTTTGTGACAGCAATCGCGCATTGATCAATTTCTTCCGCGCGCTCAGGGAAGACCCTGAAAGATTGATACTGATCGCCAGGAACGTATTCAGAAATGGCAATAACGAAGATAGCTATTACGAAGAGCGCAAGTTGTTCAACCACCTGTCGTGGGATGACGAGTGTGCAGATGATTACGTTGTACGGTGGGCGGCCTCATTTTTATACCTGAACCGCCACTGCTTTAACGGGCTTTATCGCACCAACAGGGATGGCGGTTTCAATGTTCCATTTGGCAGCTATAAGGCGCCTTATTTTCCAGAAGCAGAAATGCGCTTGTTTGCTGAAAAGGCGCGGGATACTCACGCGCTCTTTCTTTGTAATGATTTTCGTACTTCTATTCCGTACGTTGCAAGGAACCGCCTGGACTCTGTGATTTACTGCGATCCGCCGTACATCCCGACTAGCAAAACAGCCAATTTTACCGCTTACGGCAAGCCATTTACCCTGGATGATCACTGCGCTTTGGTTACGGCGTTGCTGGACGTTAATCGCCAGCATGGAACTCGCTCGGTCATCTCGAATAGCGACACACCAGAAACACGCCAGATCTACTCCGCTTTCAATCTCCACGCCTTCAGAGTTCGACGTTCCGTTAGCGCCAAAACCCGCGATATGGCCAGTGAAGTGATTGGCGTAATTCGCGTGTGTGGCGGTTGCGGTCGTTCTGGTGGTGGAGGTTGCCCGGACTATGGGGCGGTGATGGGCGATGCGGCATATGCCGAAATGTTTGGCGCGCCGGCTTGTTGAGGCATTGGTTTTGCAAAATAAGATTCGAAGGTAAGTTATGCCTGACTCCACATCCCTGGCATGGAGCTGGAATGCCAGAAAGCAGCCAGTAAACCTTTATGCTGTTGATGCGCCTGCACGGAAACCATCTGCGCTGGCCGTCTGGATTGCTCTTTATGAGCAGGATAAAAGCGATCAACGCGAGCAGGCTGAAGCAATGAGTCGTGCAGCAGAAGAGTACCTCTTTTCTGTTGCACATTGCGATCCCTGGCACTATGACGAATTGAATGATGCGCTGATTGAGAAGGCTAAGCGACATGCAGAACTCCATCGTGTTGATCCTCTTACCCTGATTCGTGATGACGTCGCCAGCTTGCCTGGTTTCCTGCGCGAGCCGCTGGAAACAAGGATTAAGTATTTGGAAAAATCAGAAGATCCGCGCCATTTGCCTACCTATCTGAATGAGGTCATTACTCCCTCATTAGTGAGAATTGACAAGGTCCGTGCTAACCAGGCGTCGCTGTCATTCCAGGCCATGGCTGGCAGGGATAGCCTTGATCAACTCCTTCGACTTGCTGAACTGAATCAGCGGGAGGTTAAGCGGCTTTCAACGCTGGTCGCAGCGCACATTGATATGATTTTTATCCAGCTTTGCGGTGAGATGCTGACCGATGAATTAGCTTCTCCCATCGTAATACTGGAGCTCTATCGTCGTGTGGCGGCCGAAGTGTCACGCCTTGATGTTATCCCGCCGGGTTATGAAGCGCTCCGCAGCAAACATAATCGCCGCAACCCGATTAATTACGAGCTGATACCGGGCGCGCTTGCCCGTATGCGTTGTGCTGACTGGTGGCAACGTAAGCTGTGGCAACTCCGCAACGAATGGCGGGAAGAGTTGCTTCGGGCTGCGTGCCTTGTTCATCGGCACGCATCACCTTATGTCAGCCATGACATTCTGTTGCAGAAGCGGGAACAACGCCGTAAGGCGATGGATTTTTTCCGCAATCATGATCTGATTAACGAAGATGGCGATACGCTCAGCATGGAGGATGTGGTGCTTGCAAGTGCCAGCAATCCAGCGCACCGCCGTAATGAGATGATGGCCTGTGTTAAAGGCCTGGAATTGATAGCTGAAATGCGTGGCGACTGCGCCATGTTCTATACCATCACCTGTCCTTCTAAGTACCACGCCACACTGATGAACGGGAAGCCTAACCCTACATGGGATCACTCGACAGTTAGGAAAAGCAGCGACTATCTGGTTGATACGTTTGCGGCATTCCGTAAGGCAATGCACAAAAAAGAGCTGCGCTGGTACGGCGTCCGCGTAGCCGAACCACATCACGATGGCACTGTGCACTGGCATTTATTGTGTTTTATGCGCAAAAAACATCGACGTGCAATCACAGAGCTGCTGCGTCGTTTCGCTATCCGAGAAGATCGCGCCGAACTTGGCAATAACACTGGCGCTCGTTTCAAGTCAAAGCTGATAGACCCGCGAAAGGGGACTCCGGCCAGTTATATTGCAAAGTACGTCAGTAAAAACATCGATGGGCGTGGTCTGGGTGACACCGTCAGCAAGGAGACGGGTAAATCACTACGTGATAGTGCCGAGCACGTCACTGCGTGGGCATCGTTGCACCGTGTTCAACAATTTCGTTTTTTTGGGATTCCAGGCCGCCAGGCGTACCGCGAGTTACGATTGTTCGCATCGCAGGCAACTCGTGCAATGAAAACCAGCAAACCGGGCGCTCCGGTACTTATGGATCCAAAACTGGACGCTGTGCTCGCTGCTGCTGATGTTGGCTGTTTTGCCACTTACATCATGAAGCAGGGCGGTGTACTTGTTCCCCGCAAAAATTACCTCATTCATACCGCCTACGAGCCGACAGTCGAACCAGGAACCTATGGCGATCACGGGATTCGTATTTATGGCATTTGGTCGCCAATCACCGGTAAGGAAAACAAAATATGCACGCATGTCCATACCTGGAAGATGGTGAAGAAGGCTCCCGCTAACCCAGGCGCTGAAAGCGCCGCCCAGGGCGACCCCGTCGCCCCTTGGACTCGTGGCAATAACTGTCTCCTTCACAATAAACGGAATATACTAAGAATAATGAATGATTTTACGCCACCAAAAAATCATTTCGGAAGGTTCAAGAGGGTCGATTTTATAAGCACAAACTACCCTCCAAAGAGGTTATAACCTTCCTTAAGTATCATGAACGTCAATGTCATCATTAGGTTCTACAGGTTTACAAACCTTAGCCCATAAAAAATTAATTTATTCCAGTAGATAATTTTGCAACTATGATTTGGAATGGTCTAAATTAGTATCCGGGCAATATTGGCTGATGGCTTTTAAATTACTTTTGTATGGTTTTGTCATGTGAATTACCTTTACATTAAGATTTTAATGATTTATGTTGACAAAATGGGTGACGCACTTTTTAGGAGAGGAAAATGTTAACTGAACTAAATATAAAAAATTTCAAATCAATAAAAATGAGTCAACCAATTGATTTGAATAGATTTTCTATACTTTGTGGTTCGAATAGTAGCGGTAAAAGTTCTCTTATACAGGTTATTTTGTTGATTTGTCAGAGCTTTTCAAACAGATATCAAAATGATTCAATTATTCTCAATGGTCATCTTGTGCGCCTTGGTGCATTCTTGGATATAAAAAATCATTTTTCGGATGATGACGTAATTAATATTTCCTTTACACTCCCTATTAAAACCACTACTTATAAAGGTCAGGATTCAAAGATCTTTAAGTGTGATCTTTGCATAGGGCTCGATAGCGGGAAAACAGGAGCGGATGAATATCACCCTTTAATCTTATCGAATAAGGTTTCAATTCATGTGTCAGATGGTGAAGGGGGATATATTGAAACGGATAATATTCAAGTTGAGTATAATAATAATGCTTACGCAAAAGATTGGCCATACTCTGTTATTTCGTTTAAATCATCTGAAATGAATAGAATTGAAGTTGAATATCCAGATTTTGAAGTGTTAGGAACATATCGCGGAGAACTTCTCCCACATTATATCGCATTAAAATTTAATTATGTTAAAAAAATTAGTTCGAATATACTGGATTTTGTAACAAATACTTTAAGCAGCAATAATATTAAAAGTTCGATTACCTATATAGATGAAGAATACCTAGTTTTGCCAAGGGGATTTTTACTTGAGATTTTAAGAATTATCAAAAAAGAACGGCAGGTTATTTATGATTCTATCACTGTGCCAGATAAGTATCTACAGCGCGGCATGATGCATGAAATTAGTTTGAATCTCGAAGAGAATGAATTTATATCTAAATTAAAAGAAGATATAGTGAGAGCAAACTTTAATCTGAGTGCTGATGTATTTCCTGATGCTTTTTTTAATAAAGATAAGATTTCTATAGTTGATTGGCGTGAATTTATAAGCGAACTTGATGATAAAGCGAGAAAGTCATTAATTGATTTAATTACTAGGAATCGACTTGTCTTACAAGATATTTGGTGTGATGCGATGCCTAATAAAACTGACGTTGCTGTCTATAATGCAAAGGAATTCTTAGATGCTGAATACAGCTTAAATATGTATTTCTCTCGCTCAGTTAAATATCTTGGTCCATTACGAATGGAACCTCAAGCATTATATACTTCATTTGGGCATTTAGATCCTAATACTGTAGGGCTTAAAGGAGAGTATACCGCTGCAGTTTTACATAAAAATCGCGATAAACATATCGAATATTTATCACCGAGCATAGTTAATGGTAGTTTGGCTTTAAAACCTAAAAGTGAATTATTTAAATATGCGTGTTTGGAATGGTTGTCTTATCTTGGTGTAATTCAAGATTTTAAAACAAGTGATAAGGGTAAATTAGGTTACGAATTAAATGTTAAAATTAATAAAGATGAGGAGTGGCAAGATTTAACACATGTCGGTGTTGGAGTTAGTCAAGTGTTGCCAATAGTTATTATGTTCTTGTTATCTGATGAGGATGATATCCTTATTTTCGAACAGCCTGAGCTTCATTTGCATCCGCAGGTTCAATCAAGGTTGTGTGATTTATTTATTGCTATAGCTAGGGCGGAAAGACAATGTATTATTGAAACTCATAGTGAATACCTTATTAATAGGCTAAGATTACGGATAGCACAGGAGATAGATGAAACAATTAAAAATGACGTGTCGATGTTTTTTATCAATAAAGAACATGGCGTTTCTGATTTTAAAATGGTTGAAATTAATAAGTATGGTAGTGTCATTGACTGGCCTGTTGATTTCTTTGATCAGACGGACAGAGAAATAGAACGTATTCTATTTGAAGCTAGCTTGAAAAGAAAAAAAGAGAAAAAACAAATCAAAAGTTTCAGCTTCGAGGTCAAAAATGAACGCCGTGATTAATTTTGAATATTTGGTATCGCCTGCATTAAGTGATGATTTTTATTTTGATAAGGTTGTTGATAATCTAAGGATATTGTCTGAGTTGTTATCTTCCGGTGTTTATTCTATTTATTTAGAAAAAGATATAATTTCAAAAATGCGTTGTCATGATTATTTCCCAAGCGAACGTATTTTTCAACGTAAAATATCTCAATTAAGAGAGGGGACGGCCTTTTGTTCAAGTGATATTGTTCGTATTATCCATACAATTATAAAACACTCGGAAGAGTTAGAGGAACAACATATTGTTGAATGGCATAAAGAACCAGAAATTGAGAGTGATATTTGTTCGATTTCGAAGGAACGGATGAAAGAACTGCATGAAATATATTGCTCGATGGCTGTGGATGGTTTTTTTAATCAATCACAATTAATTCCAATGTATTACCATCCTCTGAATCCACAACTATCTCAAACGATAAGCTTTAAGGGTATTATTAAGGATATCGAGCCTGCATGTATACATATGTTGCCACTGGACTTTTATAACTGCTTAAACATTATATCTAATGTAGATGATGTTTTTGCGGAAATGGATGGCTATGAACTATATAAAAATGCTGATACTGAACTTGAATATAAGTTTGCATTCTATGTCGGTGTTGTTGGTTTAATTAAAAAAAATGCATTGAAAGCAATTATTGATTGGGATGATTTTAAAATTGGCCGATTTTTTGTAAAATCTTTAAAGGAAAATCAATCCTTTCAGGAACAACAATATAGTTCTGTAGTATATAGTTCAATTGTAAATTTATTGGCTGATACAGGTGCGAATGAAATAAAACCCTTTTATACTACAGCAACCAGCAGTGTGCAGAGAAAATCAGGTGATTTCTTGGCGTACAGAGTTCATATAACCAAGGCAGGAAGAGCACTACGATTGCTTTTTTGGAAGGATGATTATGAAATGGTTATTTCCAATGTTGGAAATAAAAGTGAACTATTAATCTATGAACCATAGTTACATTGCTTTAAATGAGCGGAAATAATGTGGGTGTTCTGTCAATAAGTGTTCAGAGCGCCTCGTTTCGGTTGAAATAGTACTGTTAGATACGAAGGTGTCAGGTGAAAAAAATGTGCAAGACGACAGCTCAGTGACGGAACTTTTGCGTAAAATGGAGTATTTAATGTTATATTCATGCCAGCAAAGACATGAAATCACCTCAAGGCTGAAAAAAACGGTAGCGAAAGCGCAGATCAAGCCTTCTTTTGTATTAGGCGAGGTTCCCCATGCCTTTTGATGATGGAAGTTACCTGACATGAGGGCCAAAAGTCACAGCTGTGAAGGATACAGGCCTGGCGCTGGAAGAAGCACACCAGAGCTTACCCAACAGTTGGGTATCGAAGCTGAGCGGGGCGCGAACAAACACGCCGCCGCAGCCGTAGAATACAAGAAGAAAAAACCGAAGCCACACTATGCCAAGCGCAGAAAAAAACAACATTTCCGAAGAAATGATTACCAATATTGGCGCATATCTGCGCGTTTTCCGTATCTTTGTCAGTGATGAAGTTACGCGGTCGGTTGAAGGCGGGCCCGCGTTTGCCATAGTGGCGGCTTGCTCGCAGTGAGTAATGGGTGGTTGCGCGAAGTGAATGTACGGCAGATAGGCGAGATAGATAAACTGACTTCCAAATATAAAGTAGTGCGAAACTTGGTCATAGTCCGGAAGAAGCCTGCTGCTTACTCAAAAGAGTACTGCAGCATTGTGCTGTCCGTAAGCATGGAGCTAAAGTTCAGAAAAATATGGCAGAGGTTAAAGAAAATAAGCAATAATGTACATTTGGAATAAGTTGTAGATGAAGCAATGTACTATGCCATATACTCAAATGTCATATTTGAGTTTGGAGGTAGTATAAAATATATAGGAGTAATAAGAACGGAATGATGATGAAAAAAAATCTTAATTTTTCAGAGTGGCTAGGTTTAGTAACATCCGTGTCGGCGCTATATTCCTATATATATTACTATAAGTATTGGAGGTTTTTCGGGATTAATGCTTATGATTATTTCAGCTATATTGATGCTTTACAACATTCGATACCATCAATCATTATGGTATTAACCCTTTCTCAGGCGTTAATTTTGAGTTTTACGTACCATATTTTTTTTGATAGGAAAGCAATTGTTTCGTTTTATAGGTATTCATATTGCATGGCAAAAACAAACCATTATAAAAATGTGCTTAAACAATCTATTGTTTTATTTGTTCTGATTATTTTATTTGATTATTTTTTACGTTTGTTTTTAAATTCTGGAATGTTATCATCAACTGCAACCTTTATTGTGGTGGTTATTCTATCTATTGTGCTTATAACCGTCGGGGCATTGTCATTTTCGTATTTCTTTATGCTTAATGGTATTCGTCGAGGGGCTGGAATTAAAAACAACTTGATTGTTTTTTATTTTTTTCAAATACCTTTATTGATGTTTTTTTCTTCGTTTAATCTTCCTATGGTTAGCGCATTTTATTTTAAGACACATGAAAATGCTCAAGTGGTCTTCAAAGAAGATGGAGTAATAAAAACAAAAAGGTTATTAGGTATAACTAAGGATTATTTTATTATAATGGATGATGGGAGAGGCATTGTTAGGAAA